TTTCTTTGATAAGTTCTGATTGAACTACTGCTCCTATTAATCTACCTAATTGTTCAGCATTAGGCTCGTCACCTTCAGCAGAAGTACCAGAGGCATCAACATTAACAGAAACATTAACAGAACCACCAAGAGCATGATTGGGTGTAATCATACCTGATACTCCAGGTGTAAATAACTCTGGACCACGTTCTCCAACAACAAAACTACCACCTCGTTTTACTGGGCCACCTTCTGCCCTAAATATCGAACCTAATAGACCTCCTGTAACAGATCCACCTCCAAAGTTTCCAAATATTGCCATATTTAGAAAAGCATCAGCAATTTTATTAGTTACATTTCTCAACACATCATTTAATGATTGTGTACCTTGTATTAATCCTTTAATTCCATTACCTATATCTTGCGTAATAGTATCTGAAAGTCGTTTAAAGGAATCTTCAATAATTGCTGCGTTATCAGCTAATTTTTTAGCTTCATTGTTCTGTTCTATAAGCTGTCTAAGATTTATTTTACCTGTAGCAATTTGTATTTTTTCTTGTTCAGTAGCTTCTTCTTCAAATTCTTTTATTTGTTTTCTTATTTCAGCCTCTTTCGTTCCAAACATTACTATTGCATCATATTGAAGTGTTTGTTTAACAAGAGCATCTAATTTACTTTCTTCTGCTTTAGCCGAACTTTTTGAATTAGATTCAACTTTTGTTAAACCTGTAGTTAAATCAGGTGAGTTTTTATCAATAATATCTTGAGAAAGTTTAGTTAATATTTTTTGCTCTAAATCTGGATCGCCTAAAGATGTATTAACAAAAGGAATATTTTTTAATATTGGTGTATTACCTAAAGCTGATGCTTCTCTTGCTGCTTGTGCTTGTGCATTTCTAAAAGCTGTTGGATCTAAATTAGCAGCAGCCCTTTGAATTGCAGCAGAATTAATTGATTCAACAATTCCTTTAACTAAATTAAGAATAACTACAAAAGCAGGTGCTAATTCACTACTAATCTGTAAGAACAATTTAGAAGTTTCTCTTTGTAATTCATCAAATGCAGTATCTAAATCTTGTAAATTTTTAACATTTTTTGGACCAATAAGTTCAGCAAATTTTTGCGTAACAATAGCCTCTGCTTCTCTTATCTTTCCAAGTTCTAATAAACTTGCTACTTGTTTTTTAGTCGATTCATCTACTTTAAAACCTAACTCTTCTAATTTTTCTAAACCTAAGTTCGCATCTTTAAGAGCATTACCAACTTCTCTTGCAGCATCATTGAATTTTTGAATAGAACCAACAAGAGCAGTAGCAGCAATAGAACCAGCGAAACCACCTCCAGGACTAATTGCTTCTCCAATACCACCACCTAATGCACCAGCAGCAGCTTGTAAAGGACCTCCACCAAATAATAAGGGAAAACCACCACCTATTAAAGCACTCTGAGCAATTCTTCCTCTTCTTCTTTGCATTTTTTCTTGCATTGTTAAATTCCTTTGAGTTTCAATATTTATTTGTTTTGCAAGCTCAAGTTCTCTTTTATCTAATTGAACTCCTGATCTTTTTAAATTATTTATTAATTGATTTTTTGCAGTTTGAGTCAATGTAGAGTCTTGTATTCTTCTCTCAATATTTAAAGTCTGTTCTCTTATAGCTTTTATACGTTGAGCAGTTCTTTGATTGTTTTTATTTTCATTTTTTTTCTTTGTTACACCACTAGCTTTATCTGATGCTTCTTGAATTGAAGCATTTATTTTTAATTGTTCACCAATAGCCTTACTTATTTGTAAAAAATCTTTTGAATTTACTTCGGCTAACTCTAACATTCCGTTAAGAATGTTCATAGCTTGATTGCCTGCAAGAATAGTTTTTGGAAATTCTCTTATTTCTTTTAATCTAATTCCAACATTCCCTGCACCACCTTTAAGAGCTTCACGATTTCCACTTGCTCCTGCAAAAGCAGCAGCTTCCATTCTCATCTTTTTAAGATTACCAGCAATTAAAGCAGTAGCTCTTGTTTGTCTATCTGCTGCACTATTAGCAGCATTAAATGATTTCGTAACTAAACTAAGCTGACTATTAACCTTTGCTATTGAATTTCCAAACCCAGAACTTCTACTAGAATCAAATAATTTATCAACTATTTTATTTCCTTTTTCAATTTCTTTTGTTAGTTTTTTAAATGCTTGTTGTGCTGCTGAAGTTTTTGGTTTTACTTTTTTACTATTTAATTTATCTATAGTTTTTTCTAACTTTTCTATTTTTTTAAGAGACTGCTTTAATTCAGTATCAATCGTTTTTATTCTTATATTTATTTGTTTATCTGCCATTTCGACCTAATTAACAAAACATATTCTCTATTCTACCTTGCTTTACCCATAACGCTTCTTTTTTGAATTTTTTCCATTTCTTTTTTTTCTTGTTCATTTTTTAATTCATAAAAAGCAGCCCAACCTACCATCTCTTCAATAGTTAATGTTTGACATAATTCACTTAAAGATTTTTTAAGTTCATTTGCTAATGAATATAAAAACATCCAATCAGGATTAGCTTTTTAAATCGGCTTTTGCCTCTTTAACCTCCTTATCAGAACCAGCTTCTATCATTGCTAATTGAATATCATTAAGAATTGAAGCAGCAACTTCTCTTCTTAATGAAGCTTTATCTCCATCTTGAAATAATCTTGCACCGTCTTTATCTAATGCTTTTTCTATCATTAGCTGTAGAGCAAAATCATTAGTATCTTCAGCATTACTTTTTTTCTGAATCATTTCACGTTCAGCAATAGTTAAGGGATGCCAATAGACAGTTAATAGAACTTCATTATTTTCCCTTACATCATATTTATAAAGTTGGCTTACACCAAATTTATTTTTAAGAAGATCAATAGCTCTTGTCATAGTATTAGATAGCTATATGAATTATATCAGCTATTCGCAAAAAAGGCACAAGATATAATTCCTAAAAAATGTGAACGATCTTCTATTTCAACTGGAATTGGACCAGAAATTTCTCCAATAACAGGTGAACAGGAAAATGGATCTGAATAATTAGCAGCATTTATAGAAGTTAAACCATCTATGACAGATTCTCCTATAGAAGATAAAGCAGATGAACCTCGTCCTTTTGGAACATAAATGTTACATTGAATAGCACCAGTATAATAATCTGACGCTGCACCTTGATTTTGTATTGTTGATTGAGAAAAAGTTATTGAAGTCGTAATAAATTTTTTTGTTTTTCCAGGAGTGGTGTAATTTACATTATCGTAAATCATAATCACAGTATTATCTGCTGCTATAACCGAATCTGTAATTGCTTTTTCAAAAGCTGCTCTTACGTTAACTAAAGTCATAATTTTCTGTATTTTGAACCTAAAGCTGGAGCATCTCGCCCACCTTTTGTACCTTTAAATAATACTTGTGATTCAGCAACTCTTATATCAGGGAAATTCATATTTCTACCAAAGACAAAATCAACAACTTTTTCTAACTCTGCTAAGTAAGGGACAATAGTACTATTCGGAGATCCTAATGCTTGTCTAGCATAATCAGCCCTATTTCCTATGAATACTGTTTCTCCAAAAGTAAAAGTTCTATCTAATGGGTATCGAGGTTCAATAATCGCTGGCAATTTTTGACCTTGACCTTTTGCTTTTTTCCTTTCTAACCACGGAGATCTAATTTCTTCATTAGCTAAGGGTCTATAAGTATTTGCTTGCCAGCTTGATGCAAAAAACCCAGAGTATTGAGGACTTTCGGCTGGTAAATCTGCAAGTATAGTTGAAATTAAATTATCAAATTGAGTATTTAAAGTCCTTCTAGTTTCTTTTCTAATGGAGTCTGTAATTGGTGTTTTACTCATTAGAATCTCACTGATAATGTAAACAAATAAGTTTGACCACCTTGTTTAGTGTCTATATTTGTTATTTGTGCAGTTCTTGTACTTCCTGCATAACTTAATATTACTTCATCTTGAAAAGTTGGTTGATTATCTCCTATTAAATCTGGTGTGATATAAATTTTTGCTTCTCTAATTTCTTTACCTAAATCTTCTTCTGATCTTACAAATTCAACTGGAACTTTTATGTCAGCAAACGTAGTATCGCTTGTCGTATATGCTCCAGTACTTGTGTTATAACTTCCAGAAGCTTTCTTTGTATAAGTGATAGTTGAATCAAAAGAACTACCAAGATCCGCTACAACCTGTTTTGCAATCTGTTTAAATGCTGAATCTAACTGTCCTGCCAT